TTCGGGGCGGGCACAAGCGACGAAGTGGCTACGGAGCCGATGCTTGTGTTTCAGAAATCGGCCGGAGAGGGCGGGGCAGCACCGACCCGGGCGCTCCAAGAGGTGACCGCGTGAGCAAGCCCACTACCCGAACTACGACGCGGATAAAGGAAGCCGCAAGGCGGCGTGTCGAGGGCGCGTCGTGGGCGCAAATTGCGGGGCACTACGGGTATGCGAACGCCAACAGCGCACAGCACACGCTCACCCAGGAGCACCCCGACCTGTGGAAGGCCGAGCTTGAACTGGCGTGGGACACCTACTGGTCGGAGATCGAAAGTGAGGCCCTGCTGACGCAACGGGAACTGTTGCGGCCCCAACGGGGGGACGGCACGCCCCGCGACGAACGTGTCCGGCAGATGGCCGCGCACAGCCTGCTGGCGACGGGCGCCAGGCGACGCGCGCAGCGGGTACGGCTGGAGGACGGGGAAGGGGATCGCCTCGACCTGGGCGACCTCCTGGCGTCTCTGGGCAGCAACGGGAAGGCCAAGGCCGTGGTGGCGGGTACGCGCCGCGGCAATGGGAAACGAAATGGTCGCAACGGTACGTGACGAAATCCGAACGCGCTTGGCCGCATGGGTGAACGACCCCGTGCTATTCGTGCGCGAGGTGCTGCTGGTCGAGCCAGACCCCTGGCAGGCGGCTGTCCTGGACGACCTACGCGACCACCGGTCGGTTGCCGTGCGAAGCTGTCACGGGCCGGGCAAGACCACCTGTGCCGCGTGGGCCGTGCTCTGGTTCCTGACGACGCATGCCCACCCGCGCGTCCCGTGCACCGCACCCAAAGAGGAAATTCTGCTGACCCGCCTGTGGCCGGAAATCGCCAAGTGGCTGGGCCGGTCCAGGCTGCTGACCCATTTCCTCGAATGGCAGAAAACGAAGGTGGTGTGTCGGCAGTCGCCGAACACCTGGTTTGCCGTGGCCACGGTTGGACGCACACCGGAGAACCTGTCCGGGTTCCACGAGGAACACCTGCTGTACGTGGTCGAGGAAGCGTCCGGCATGCGGGATGAACTGATGGGCGCGGTCGATGGGGCTATGACCACGCAAGGGGCCAAGGTCCTGATGATCTCGAACCCCACCCAGTTGACCGGCTACTTTTACGATGCCTTCCACCGGGACCGGGCGAGGTGGAAGACGCACCACGTGAGCGCGCACGACAGCCCCCGGGTCAAGCAAGTGTACATCGACGGCATGGCGGCGAAGTGGGGCGTGGATGGCCCCATGTACCAGGTCCGCGTGCTAGGTGAGTTCCCCACCCAAGCCGAGGATGCACTCCTCGGGATAGACGCTCTGGAGCGGGCCACACGTGTCGAGCTGGCCTCCGCGGGTCCTGTTGTGCTCGGCGTGGACGTGGCCCGCTTGGGGAACGATGAGACGGTCATTCTTACCCGCCAGGGGCCCGTGGTCCGAGGCATCCGCACCGCACGCAAGACACGAACGACGGAGACCACGGGTCTGGTGATCGCAGCCATCCGGGATGAACGGGCAGAGGTGGTCTACATCGACGAGCCGGGCGTCGGCGGGGGCGTGGTCGATGAACTGCTCGACGCTCAGGAGCGCGGCGACATCCCCCCCCACGTGCAACTTGTGCCCGTCAACGTGGGCATGCCTGCCGTCAACGGGACGGAGTTCAGCAACATGCGCGCCGAGGCGTACTGGACCCTTCGAAGCGACATCGACGGGGGCCGGATGCAACTGCCGGACGACGAGGTGTTGATCGGCCAACTGTCCACCCTGCGGTGGAAGATGAACTCGCGGGGCAAGGTGCAGATCGAAGGCAAGGACGACATGCGGAGTCGAGGGGTCACGAGCCCGGACCGCGCCGATGCGCTGATGCTGACGTGCACTGATGGGGCTGGCGTGGCGGCGGCGCTGGGCGTGGACGAGGTGACGGACATGGACCTGAACTTGACTATCGCCGACGTGGCGGGGGTGTGGTGATGGGCAGGCAATACGAACTGCGGTGTCTGGCATGTAACACGACGTTTGTGGCGAGCACGCAGTATCGGAGTTACTGCTCCGCGGAGTGCCGGAAAAAGGGAAGTCAATTCCTGCACGGCAAGGTCCACAGGGTGACCGGTAGTGGGGTGAGACGGGTACGGTGTGGCGGGGGCTTTCGGATCCTGCGCAAGCCGCTAACGCTGGGGGGGTGAGTGGTAATGGCGATGGGAGCGCAGCGACTCACGGTCCGGTGCATGCGGTGCAAGACGGTTATCGAAGTGCCGGTTAACGGCCGGTTCATGTGCAACTGTGTAGATGCACCGACGTACGACGTAACGCCGGGATGGGTTCCTGTGGGCGATACAACCCATGAGTGCGAGGTGCATCTGTTCCGCGCCCTTGCAGAGCTAGTTCGAGCGTTGGGCGCCACTGCACTGGAGAAGGAATAGTGTACATTCCCGTTGTCACCAACCTGATCCTTGCCGGCAAGGCCCGCGCCGAGGCCCACCGGGCAGACGTCCGCATCAGCGAAGCCGAACAGCACTACGCGGAACGGATGGAAGCGTGGATGCGGGAAGACGCCGAGCTGGCGCGTGAGGACGACCCCGGGTGGGAGGCCATAGGGCGGGGCGCCACCATGGGCGCCATGAGCACCACGACGCTGACCACGGCACGCGAGGTGAGCCGCAAATTATACTGGAGCAACCCCTACGTGATGGGCATCCTCGGCACGCTGGAGCGTTCGGTGTTCGCGGCCGGCTATCGCATCAAGGCCATCCTGCCGGCCGTGCAGACGCTGTGGGATGTCTTCGCCCGGGTCAACCTGTGGGGCCGGCGGTTCCCCGAGTGCGGCAGGCGCGCGTGGCTAGACGGCGAGACGTTCACCTGGCGCATCACGCAACGCGAGTGGCCCCCGCGCGTGCGATACGCGGAACCCGGCGCTATCCGTGACCCGCTCAACGGCGGGGGGACGGGCATCGACGTTCACCCGGATGATCCTGAAACGCCCATCCGCTATCACCACCTCCCCGAAGGTGCCCCGGCCATGGCGGCGAGGCAGATCCCCGCTGCCGAGATGCAGCACACGAAGATCCTGGTGGACATGGCCACACCGCGCGGGGTGCCGCTGCTGTGGGTGGCCCGCAACTGGGCCCACCGACTGGCGAAGACCCACGAGGCGATGTCGTGGAAGGCGTGGATCGCTGCCTGCCACGTGCTCAACAAACGCTACAAGGGCGCCAGCCCGTCGCGTCTGGCGACGCAGAGGGAAGCCCTGGAGCACGGCACGAAGCGGCTCCGCGAGGCGACCTACAGCCAGCAGCGCGTTCGCCCGGGCATGATGACCTTGACCGGCGACAACGTCGAGTATGCCTGGGTGAATCCCGGCCTCGGCGCGATGGACCAGCAGATCGTGGCGCGTGCGTTGGGGCTGGCCTTGTGCGCGATGGTGGGTCTGCCGGAATACATGGTGCTGGGTGACGCCAGCAACAATAACTTCGCCTCCATCCAGGTGGGCGAGAAGCAGGCGTTTACCACCATCCGCTACTGGCAGGGCTTCTTCGCTATCGAGCTGCAGATTCTGTGGGACTGGCTGATGAGCGAAGCGGTGCGGATGGGCATGCTGGGCGAAGGCCAGGACACCAGCGTCGACATTCAGGCGCCGGCGGTCCAGGTGGCAGACGTGGCCGCGCTGGTCAAGGCGATGAACGTTGCGTACGTCGATGGCGTGCTGAGCAAGCACACGTATGCGGCGGCGATGGGGTTTGACTTCGAGCGCCAGCAGGACCTGATGGACGAGGAGCTTGAGGCTGACGAAACGGGGGCAGACACGCGCCGTCAACCGGCACCAGAGGAGACGGACGAGGAGGCGGCTGAGCAGGGGGACGAAGGGAAGGGGGGGGCAACATGATCGCCCCCCTCCACATCACCCACCTGTGCGAGGCCACCGTGCCCAAGCGCTACGGGCGGCGCCTGCCCCGCCGGCGTGTGCGCGGCACGAACGATAGCATCCTCGACCTGGTGCTGAGACGGGCCCACACGCGACGCGGCGACAAGCTGTTGGCAGACTTCGCCCGGAACCTGCGGGCTATCGAGAAGGACGCCATCCGGCGTGTGCGGGGCCTTCAAGCACAGGCGGCCCTGCGGCCTGCTCAGCGGCTCGCCAAGTCGGCCTATCAATCCCACGTGGATGCTATCGTCAGTGGCTACAGCGACGCCCTGGCGTCCGCAGAGAAGGCCCTGACGCCCGAGCTGGTCGAGACCCTACACGGGGAGCAGCGGGGCGTGGCCCGGATTCTCCGCAAGGCCATCCCAGACGACGTACTCAAGACCAATAAGGGCGGGATGATCTACACGCCGTGGTCCGAGCAAGACGCCTTGAACATCGTGTTACGGCCGTGGGGTGAGCCCCACCCCCTGCCCTACGCCAAACGCTTCGCCAACATGACGAAGACGGTCAGAACGCACATCCAGCGGAGTCTGGCGTCGGGCCTGGCACGGGGCGAGGGGATGCCGTGGATGATCCGCCAGATCACGCATGGCACGGACATGGCCAAGACCCGGGCCACGCGGATCGTGCGGACGGAAGTCCAGCGGGTGAGTAACGACGCACACCGGAAGATCTACGCCGACAACGAGGACATCATCAAGGCGGAGAAGTGGGTGGCCACGCTGGACGCTGACACGTGCGTGGTGTGTGGGACCTTGGACGGCCGGGAGTTCCTCGTGGGTACGGTGCCCCTGCCAGCCCATCCCGTGTGCCGGTGCACGTCGACGCCCGTGGTGAAGTCCTGGCGCGAGCTGGGCATTGACGCGGACGAAATCAGCCCGGGCACACGGTCGAGCATGAACGGGTACGTGCCCCAGACGACGCGCTATCCCGAGTGGTTCAGCCAGCAGGGGCCCGCGTTTCAGCGGCGCGTGTTGGGGCCCGCTCGCTATGCCCTGTACAAGGACGGCAAGTTGGATGTGAAGGACTTCGTCCAGGTGCATCGGCACCGGGTGAAGACCCTCAAGGAGTTGGCAGCGTGAGCACGATCAGGCCGTTATGTTTGCTGTGCCCAACAGGAGAGGAACAGGAGGCGGTGACAGCTCTGCAAGACGCAATGGTAGCCCAGTATGGCACGGTTACCGACGGGCATGGTCGGAAGATCACCATTCGTGCAACACCGCTGTTGCCCCCCAACACGGCATATTTGGTGGCGGTCGACGATGCCGTGAGGATTGAGTTGAACCCATGACCAGCGTACACAACGGCGCGATCGAGTGGCAGCTTGGACCCCCGTACGTGGACAACACCCCGGGGACGCTCATGTTGCGACAAGCGGCACGGATGCAGACGGCGGTGTACAGCCTGGCGGCCACGGTGCGTGAGCTGGGCGAGGTCGTGATGGAGTTGGGCGAGATGGTCGGCGGGGCTGATGTCCGGCAGCGCGCATCGGCCGTGGTGGAAGCAGCCGAGCGGGTACGGCAATCCGCGATGGGGAATACGTGATGGGTGACGGGATGGAACACGTGGCGGTGTTGTGCAGCCCGGACGAGTTCGTCAAGACCACGCCTGAACCCAACTGGCAAGACATGGGGGCCGACGTCGTGTGGGGCACGGACGCGCGCGGCGGCACGCGCATGCAGGAGGTGCGGTTCGCGGGTGGCGCATGGACCGCAGACAAGGCCCGGGCATGGCTCGAAACGCACAAGCTGACAGCAACCGAGTTCACCGAAGCCGAGCGGCAAGAGGGTGAATCCATGGCGACAACCCCGGTGGGCGACGCGCGCATCATCGAAGACCAGTTGACCCTGGCGGATTACCAGGTGGACGAATCGGCGGGCATCATCCGTGGCGTCGCCCTGCTGTCCCGGGAATCGCGGGACTCTGCCGGGAAGGTCCGCAGGCGGTATCAGGAGACGGCCCACGATTCGGCGGTCCGTGTGTTCGAGGGGGCACAGGTGTTCGCCAACCATGCGGCACAGGCAGGCACACGCGACGTGCGAGACCTCGTGGGCAACGTCGCCAATGTGCGACGCGAGAACGGCTATGTGCGGGGGGACCTGCACGTGCTGGAGCATCAACGGGCCTGGGTCTTCGCCCTGGCTCGTCAGCCCCAGAGCAAGGCGGGCATGAGTTGGGACGGGTTCGGACGACGGACGGAAGGCGAGGACGGGGTCGAGATCGTCGAGGACATCCGGGTCGTGAACTCCATCGACATCGTGTCGGCCGGGGGCACGGTCAGCAATTTGTTTGAAGCGCGGGCGGACGGTGACCGAGCGGGTGACGAGGGATCTGATATGGCTGAAGGCAACGGCAAGCTGGAACAGATGCTGGAGCGTTTGCAGGAATCGGTGGCGGACGCGACCACGAAGCTGGCGACGAAGGACGCGGAGATCAGCGCCCTGCAGACGGAACTCGCCACCGTCAAGGAATCCGCAGTCAAGGCCCAGCGCCAGGCGGACATCGACGCGGTGCTGACCGAGGCGAAGATCACCCGGGAAGATCTGGGCGAGGACCTGGTGCAACTGATGGAAGCCTGCCCGGACGTGGCCAAGGTCAAGAGCATCGTCGAGGGCATCGTCAAGTTGCGGGGCACCACAGACACCACGGTGAAGGGCGACCCGGGCCACACGCCGTTCACCGAAGCGCGAACGGAGTTCAGCCCGGAAGACGCGGCGGCCATGGTGGCCCGCTGATAGGTACATGCGTGAGCGGTCGTGCGAGCGAGCGGCGAAGGTAACAGCACATGGGAAATCCGACTGGGCACGAACGGGACGATACGCTTGACGTGATCGGCACCGTGACGTCGAGCACCTACTCGATCGGCGTGGGCGACCAGGTGATGCAGGATGCCGAGGGTGGCGTCCAGCAGGTCAGCGCGGCGGGGTGGACCGACGAGGTCACGGCGCGCAAGAACGCGGCGGCACGGTTCGCGGGCGTGGCCCTGGACGGCAGCCCGGCAACGTGCAACACGGACATTCGTGTGGGGACGGCGGGCGTGTACGAGTTCACGTGCACCTCGACCACGTACGAGGTGGGCGACTACTTCGGGCCGGAGAAGTCGGCCAGCGGGAACTACCTGGACCCCGACCTGCTGCAGAAGGTGACCGACCCGGCCGAGGCCACGTGCTACGCGGTCAATCGCGCGGCCAGCGCGGCCACGACGGTCAAGGTTCGGTTGCTGCCCCGTGCGTTCGCACCGGCAGGCAGGATCGGCGAGATCTGGTTCGGGCCGTTCTCTATGGCCTCGGGCCACCGGTCCAGCGCGGCGGGTCTGTTCCTGAGCAACTTCGCATTCGGTCGGCGCGTGCGGATTTTGCAGGCGCTGGGCTACCACGCCGACGGCACGCTGTCGAGCAACTACGGCGTCGTGTTCCAGAAGAACGCCTCGAACGTGATGGTGTCGCTGTCGTTCGCCGTGGACGCGGCGATGCCCATTCCGCGGTCTTGTCAGTGGAGTCTCGAATCGAGCGCGGCTGACTTCTTCGACGCCGGCGACCTGCTGGTGATTCACGGGGAAGGCCCGGTGGGTGCCGGTGTGGACCGGATCGCCGTGGGTCTGCGGTTCCTGGAACTGGGGGGCTGATTCTGACGCGAGCGGCTTGCGAGGTTGGGCGGACGGACGGACACCTTAGATGATTCAGCAAACCCGACTCGACCCGAGGTCCCTGGGGTCTGACGGGCTGACCGCATGGCTGCACCGGTTCACCGAGGCCGTGCATGCGGAGAAGCCCATCCCTGGGGCCACACTGGAGACGGCGAGCCTGCGTGCGATGTGGGAAGCGTGCGTCGGCCGGCCGGAAGACACGTTGATGTTCGCGCGCAACGAGCGCGGGTTCGTCGACGCGCCGATCCGCGAGGCTGGCGCCGTGGCGGGCCTGGGCACGACCGTGTTCCAGAAGGCCACCGGCGAGCTTATCAGCAAGCGCGTCATCCAGGCCTACGATGGCGTGCCCACGATCGGCGACCAACTCACGACTAACTATCCGACCAAGTTCAAGAAGGAAGACTTCGTCGGGTTCGAGGCCATCGGCGACATCGACACCGTGGTCGAGGGTGCCGTGTATGGCGAGACGGGGTTCGGCGAGACGTACGTCGGCACCGACCCCGCGCTCAAGAAGGGCGTGATTATCGCCCTGACCGAGGAAACGATCTTCATGGACCAGACGGGTCAGATCGTCCTTCGGTGCAACCAGGTCGGCCAGGCGGCGGCACGCACCAAGGAGAAGGCGATCCTGACCGCGCTGACCGACGACGACACGACCAACTACATTTACAAGCCGCAGGGCGCGGCAGAGGTGCTCTACCGGACAGCGGCCGGGACCAACAGTACCACGGTCAACCTGGTGCAGTCCAACGCCCTGGTCAGCTACACCGACTTGAACGCCATGCTGCAACTGTTCGCGGGCATGGTGGACAGTGAGAACAACCGGATCGGCATGCCGGCCAACCTCAAGCTGATCGTGCCGTTCGCATTGGCGGCCACGGCACACTTCGTGACCAACGCCGTGCGCATCCAGTTGAACGAGGGTGGCTATGCCACCAGCGGGAACCCGGAATCGCGGCAGTCCACCAACTGGCCGATGATTGCGGGGATGCCCGTGCTCACGTCGGCGTTGCTGGACGGGTACAGCACGAGCACGTACTACCTGGGCGATCCCGCTCAGCAGTTCCTGTGGCGAGACATCTGGCCGTTGCAGGTGAGCCGTCGCGGGGCGGACACCGAGGACGGCTGGTTCCGTGACATCGCCGTGCAGTTCAAGGTGCGGTACTACGGCGGGTGCGCGTGCATCGCGGACAAGTACGTGGTGCAGTCGACCGCGTGACAGTGGGTTTCTCCTCCTCTGTGGGTGGGGCCCACCTTGGCTGAGACGGGCGGGTGGGCCCCGCTTTGAGGGCTTGACGCATGAGTCTATACGACAGCGTGTCTGGCAGCGACATCCACGGCGAGACGAGCCAGACGGTATCGGGCGGGAAGATCACGATCACCGTGTCGGGGGTCGCCGGGAAGTGCCATTACTTCGATCACATTACGTGCAAGAGCGACAACCCAGCAGGGACGTATACCGTCAAGGATGGCAGCACGACCATCTGGCCGGTGGATGCAGGTAACGACCTGGTCATCGAGACGTTCCCTACGCCGCTGAAGGTCACGAGTGGCGAGGACCTAGTGGTTGAACTGGTGGTGACAACGGCCGGAAAACTGAATTTTACTTACTTCAGTCTGCCCGACACCTTGGGGTGACGCGATGGGGACAGCAACGTGGAATGCGGCGGCTGACTGGACGGTGGACGCCCTGCAACTGGGCAGTGGCGACACCCTCGTCAAGGGGTTCCAGGAGTCCGACGGGTTTGATGACGGTTCGTGGGAGGACGAAGGCAAGTCAGACCAATTCAACGACGATTCGCTCGATGAAATGTGGACCAGCACGGCTGGTGATGCAACCAGTTCATCCATCAGCGAGTCGGCCAACACCGGCTACCTGACCATCACGACCGGGGACGGCGGCACGTGGTGGACGGGTTTCACGCCGCCGCGTATCTACCAAGCGATCACCGGCGACTTCGAGCTCGAAACCAAGATGATCCTGCCTGTTGGCGGGTTGGCCGACACAAACGAAAAGGCGGGTCTGTTTGCGAGCTGGGGCACCACTCACATCAGCGTCATGCGTCGCGGTACGGTGC